ACTCAAAGAAGAAAGAGAGCAGTGGAATGTGGTACAGATCCCGGCTCTTGATGAAAATGATATTAGTATTTGGGAAGATCGTTGCAGTCAAGAAGAAATGCTGGAAATGAGAGAGTATGACCCTGAAACTTTTTATGCCCAATATATGCAGAATCCCCAAGCCAGTTCTTCTATTATTCTTAAACCTGATTGGTGGAAGTATTGGAGAAATAAAGCAGCACTTGAAAATCGAATTACACTTAAATTCATAACAGCTGATACTGCGTTTAAAGCAGCAGATGATAACGATTGGTCAGTATTTCAATGTTGGGGTTGTGAAGGGACAAGAGGTTTACATTTAATTGATCAAATAAGGGGCCGTTGGGAGTTTCCTGAGTTGGTTCCTGTAGCAAAGGAATTTTGGTTAAAACATAGTACATATATTAGAGGTATAACACCAGCATCTGAATTCTGGATAGAAGACAAAGCAAGCGGCATATCTCTTATCCAGACAATGCGAAAAGAGCCGTATAGCATCCCGGTAAATGCCTGGACTCCTGACGAGATGCAAACCAGTCCTGATAAAGTAGGGAGAGCCAAACAAGCAGCCCAGCCCCTTTGTGCGGGTAGGATATCTGTCCCTGACCCGGAGATGGGAAAAGAATTTAAGTTTTCACGTGATTTAGTAAATGAAGCTGAGGCATTTACTAATGATGATAGTCATCTTTATGATGATCAGGTTGATACATTTACGCAAGCGGTTTCTATTTGGATGGAAAGAGGCGGGGGCACCGGCCCTATGCCTTTGATGGACTCATAATTTAAGGAGGAATATATAATGTCATTTGATTGGAAAAAAACGGTTAAAGCAATTGCACCTATGATCGGAACCGCTATTGGAGGCCCATTTGGTGGAATGGCATCTGCTGCTATTACTTCTGTATTGGGTATCAGTCCTGATTCTACAGATGATCAAATATCTGAAGCAATAAAGACCGCTTCCCCGGAACAGTTGGTTGCCCTTCGGAAAGCCGAGAAGGGTTTTAAAATCAAAATGAAAGAACTGGATATCAAGATCGTGATTCAGCCAGACAAAGAGAAGTTGCCCTTGGTGGTGATTTGACGGTACAAATTCTTGCTGTTTTGGTTCTTATCGGGTTTTTGGGAATGTGTATTTATTTAATCGGATGGGGACTGGAAGAGACCGCAAATGCGGGTTTAGCCGGTACTGTTATTGGTTATGTATCAGCCAAGGCAACTCAGGTTTGTAATTACTATTTTGGATCATCAAAGGGAAGTAAAGATAAAACCATATTAGCTGGTTTAGTAAATAAATAAAAGGAGAAGAACAAATGCCGGTATCTTATTCAGTTGATCCTATACAGCCACCCAGAAACGCCACTCTTGAAATTCATGAGTTTGTAGTTGAAGCAGATGGTGCTGGAGTAGTACCTAATCAAGATACAGCATCAATTCACGGTTGGGTAGCTTTGGTGGAAGTTGTACCTGATTCTGTAGCTCCCCCTGCTGCTGCTTTTGATATCGCTCTTAATACTCAGGATGGTATTGATGTATTGGGTGGACAGGGAGATCAGATTAGTGTATCCGCTCCTTCTCAATTTGTTCCGCAAGTCGGGGATGGTTTGGGCACAAGGCCCGTGTCTGGGGTTCTTACTTTCACTTGTTCTAATATTGGGGCAAGTAATAAAGTGGTCATTAAAGTCACCGTGGAAAAATAATGTCAGGATCAAGCTCACGATCATACGGCCATTTTATTTATGCTGCCCTGGCTTCTTTATTTCAAGAGGCTCCGGGATCGGAAATAATACTACCTGATCCTGGCACTTACTACAAGTGGTCAAATTCGACTGTAGGGCAGCAATCAGCTCCTTATGGGGTAATAGCTGACTCTGCTAATGATCGGCTCTTAGTCGCTAAAAAAGGGGGCGGCAATTATCTAATTAATTATAATGCTTCTATAGAGATTGATCCCAATCAGTGTTTCGGAGCTGCTTTATTTAAAAATGGGGTTTTAATACCCTCTACAATACAAAGACAGACTTCACCTGAACCAGCAAGAATCCATGCTGATAGTATTAGTTTAGTTGTTGGGGATTTAGTAACTGGAAGTATTGATAATTTAAAAATCCAAGATGGTGTATTTTATGAAATTGCCGAAAAAACTGGGATACCTGGATTTTCTTTATTAATGACTTTTACAGATGGAGAAGCTTTATCTGATATATTTGAGTTTATTGGTGATTATGATGGTTCAGCAAGTCATCAGGTAAAGGGGTCTGTTTACAATAATACAGGAACTATTTTTGATAATTTTACTTTATTTGATGCTGATTTTGCTTCCTTACCTTCTATTCAGTACAAAAAACGGTTTACTTTTCCCGGTACGTTATCTGATTATTATAATAATGACAAGGAAGTAATTATTAAAATTGAACACGAGACATCAGGAAATACCAACCATAGATTTTATATGGATGAAATAGCAATAGTCAGGAGAAAATCAATATTGAATATATCAGCATCTGACATTATTCCTTTATCTCCGGGTGATTATATTGATTTGAGATTTTTTTGTCCTGCTAATTCCCAAACAGTAATTGTTAAAGATGCAAATTTAAACATTATTAAGAAATATAATAGTTGAGGTTGTTTTATGTCAAGTTCAAGATCATATGGCCGGGGCCCAATAATTGATGAGATATTTAATGACATAGGAACTAAGTCAACGGGGACAGTAACTATTGATTATAATAATGGGTCTTATCAAAAACTTACTGTTGGTGGTGATATTTCTATTGCTTTTAGTAATTTACCTGTATCTGGGAAAGCATGGGGAATTACTCTTGAACTTGTAAATGGGGCCGCTCATACTATTACTTGGCCAGCCGCTTTAAAAACTCCAGCCGGGGATACTTTAGAACAGACAGCTGCTGGAACTGATATACTTGTTTTTACTGGGCATACAGGCTCTGATACTATTTATGGTATGACTGCTGCGGAGGATATACAGTGATATCACGTAAAATGATGATGGCAGCAGCAGGGGCCGATAAAATACCTGGGCCATTTAATACGGTTGTGTTTTTAGGACACAGTTTTACCGCTAATAATGATCTTGTAAAGCGGGTTAATGTACTTCAAAATGCCAGTTGTGCTTTGTATAATAGAGGTATAAATGGAGATAAATATACCGATATGCTTGCGAGATTTGATACTGATGTATCTCCTAATAACCCTGATTTAGTTTTGTTGGATTCTCCAACAAATGATATAACAAATGGGATTACCGCTGCCACAATACAAGCTACATTTAATTCTATAAAGGCAAAATGTGATTTAATTGGAGCAACTTTGATGACTACTGAGCTAACTCCATGGAAGAATTATTCTATGTGGACCGAAGCAAAGCAGACTCAAACAGAATTATGGAATGCGATTTTACCTAGTATTGGAGTTGCCTATACAAAATCATATGATATTCTAGGTGAGCCAGGCAGTCCAGAAGAACTAAATGCTTTATATGATGGTTTAGATGGCGTACCAGATGGTTTACATTTGAATTCAGCTGGATTTGATATATATGCACCAATTCGATCATCTGCTTTTACGGGAGGGATAAATGGTCCTGCAGAAGCTTTAAAAGCACTTGGCTGGGCTGCTGGAGATGATTTTGATGGGTTGGCTCCCCACCCATCGTTTGGTGGTGGGAAGGTTAAGAACCATGTAATGGATTTAGATGAAACATTTTTAGGATGGTTTGATGTTTCTGGCGTTGGGAACTGGACTACAATGGGGGATGGTAGTATAGGAAATACAACCCAGATATTTGAAAAAATTGCATATGATACAGGAAACCAAGATGGGATACATAATATTGATCTAGTCTGGCCATCAAACCCAAATATGGCTGTTGGGGTAAGAGATACCTTGAACGGTAATGATGCCGTGTATGTTCTTATTAGCTCTACAACTATATCATTATATAATAGTACTACCGCTGGCGGACAAGTACAGGTTGACCAAGTAACAGGGTTATCATATACACCCGGTGATATTGTAAAGCTTGAAGCGGTGTGTAATGGGACAACTATAAGTTTTACTATTAATGATGATAGTAATACAACTGTATCTTTTAATGGGTTTGACATTAATAATACAGATGGAAAAATCACACTTTTTAACGGCAATGCTAATCATAGGTTCAGAAAATTTAGAACTAAATTATTATAAGTATAAAGAGATTAATTATGTCAAGACAACGCACAAAATATTATAATGCTGCTTTTTCTAGTCCTACCGGAGCAGGAGGGGTTGGAGACCGGGGAGCTAGAAATTATGTTCCATTTGGCGGTGATAATCCTTATTTTTCTCAAGATTATGTTTACAGGTGGAGACAGTACACCCGTTTATATGAGACATCATGGGAAGCTCGAAAGATTATTAATATTATTCCTGAAGATGCGTTGAGAAAGGAATGGATTGCAGAAGGTATCCCGGAAGAGATGGCCAAATATATCCAGGGAAGATTAGACCGTCTGCAATTTAATAATATTTTGAAAAGGAGTTTAAAGCTTGAGAGACTTCTTGGCGGTTGTCTCACTTTTATGGGTATTGATTCTGATAAAGATGATCCTTCAATTAAATATAATCCAACTGAAAAATCGGCATTAAGGTTTTTTAATGCTATTCCTGTTAGTAGAATAGCTCGGATGACTTGGGATCACAATCCCCTTTCTGAACATTATATGAGGCCCGAAAGCTTTTTGATTAATAGTCAAGAAGTCCACGTGAGCCGTTGTTTAGTTTGGGATGGGGAACCTCTTTTTGATCCCTATGATTTTGCTCTTACCCAGTTCAGGTCAAATTTAGCTGGTTTCGGCCCTTCTAAGCTTGCTAATGTTTGGGATGATATAGTTAAAGCAGTAGGGACAAGGCAAGCTGCTTATCAATTAATTCAAACAAATAATGCTGTAATTGCCGCAGTAAAAGGTCTGAAAGATTTAAGCGGTACAAATGCCGGCAAGACTGCATTAGAGAAAGTCAAGGATATTGCAAATCAATTAAGTATATACAGGGCTGCTCTTATTGATGAGAATAGTGTTGATATTAAACAGCGGTCTGCTTCTTTTGGTTCTGTTCCTGAATTGATCTTGACTTTTATTCAGATTCTTTCTGCTGCATCCGATATACCGGCAACCAGATTTATTGGACAAGCTCCGGGAGGATTAAACGCAACCGGAGAATCTGACCTTGAAAATTACTATAACGTGATTGATGCTTATCAGCGACAGAGGATTGAGCCCCAGATCAGAAAAACGTATGACATTATTGGATATTGGAAATTTAAAGATGCTTGGAAAAAAGAAAGGGAAAACTTGGGATTCAAATTTCCCCCTCTTTGGAATCAATCTGATCTTGAAGAAGCTGATACCAATATGAAACATATTGAAAATGCCATGAAAGCTTTAGATGCCGGTTTAATGGATGAAAATAAAGTTATTGAGGAAATGAATAATCGTGGTGTTTTTACGGTAGACCTTGATGAAATTGACGAAAATTTATTGGATGATATTGATATAGATTCTGGCACCGGCTCCCTTCCTTCTCCTGCTCTTTCTCCCAGCAGGGCTTCATCCCCGCTTCCTGCTGCCAATCCTGGTCAAGCTGGTGGAGGAAGGGAGCCAAATGCCGGTGATAAAGATGATGAATCAAAATATACAAGAAGAGAACCCGATGGAAAAGGTGGATGGATTTATCATTATAACAAACTCAGGAATACCGGCAGTGCGATGCTTTTAATAAAGAAAGCCGGACATAACCCAGATCAATATGATTTAGATCAATTTGTAAAGGGTTATAAAGTGGAGCAGGAACATAAAGACGTAACCAAAGGTGATCCGGTATCCACTGCTAAAATTGTTTTAGCTCATTTGGATGAGAAACCTGATTATTATGATCGACTTGAAAAGGTGGAAAATAATAATGGTGAATATCCACCCCCTATCCCGGTTGAACTTCATGGACTCCCTTTTGGCATTGAGAACCCTAAAGGATCAGTTAGAACGGGAATAGGTTGGGAAGTGGTGATGCCAGCTCATTATGGTCATATAAGATTTACTAAAGGATCAGATGAAGAAGAAATTGATGCTTATGTCGGTCCCTATCCTGAAAGTGAGATTGTATTTATAATTGACCAAAAGGACATTGAATCTGATACCTTTGATGAGCATAAATGTATTTTTGGTTGTTTGAGTATGACTCAGGCCAAGGAACTGTATGCCGCAGGATTTAGTGACGGTAAAGGCCCGGATCGAATAATGTCTATTACCCCAGCCACTATTGATCGGTTTAAACAGTGGTTGGTTACGGGAGGACATAAAATCCCGTTTAATAATAAGCGAAAAAGGACTAAATAAACCACTTGTTTTTAAATTTAAGAGGGATTTAAAACTTTTTAATAGGAGAGTATTTTAGATGAGTAAAAAGATTCTTATAACAGGAGCAAGCGGTTTTGTAGGAAAGCATCTTGTTTCTAGGTGTTATAGATTAGGTTGGGTTTGAAGATAGTTTAAAGTTTACTATTAATTTTTAAAGGAGAATATCATGCCGAAGGGATCGAAAGTTTATAGAAATAGTACTGATTCTACTATTAAATATCAAGTATTATCTTCTTATGGCACTAAAGGTCCAATTTTACCTATGAATGAAATATGGAAAAAATGGATGTGGAAAATCCAGAAAGTAGATCATGGGGCACGTACAGTCACTTTAAAATCTTTTGCTCAGCTAAACAATTCATATAATGATTATAGCTTTGAAATTGAATGGGAAGCTGATCAAATAAATCCTGATATGAAACTAAATAGAGTTTATCGGTTATCTGCTCCTCAACAGCAAAAAGCTATATCTATGACCCATGATTATATAAAAAGAAATTTTAGAGTTAAACCTGAATCAATTAAAATTAAAAGGATTTCAAAGCAAACGTCTGATTTTCAAAATGGTTGTAATAAAGCTACTCAAGAAATCAACAATAAGTTGATGAATGCCAAGAAGGTTTACGCCCATCCAAAAGATTCAAGATGGTACATTGTAAATCTTTCTTCCAGCTCCCTATCTCCCAGATATCACATTATGGGACCAACTGGTCCTCATGGTAATGATATGACGGATTTAGAGCAAGCCAAAAAGAAATTGGATGCGACATATCGGTTGAGTAAATAACAATGCCTATCTTACTTGATTATAAACAGCTAGAAAAGCTGAAACAAAAACGTAAAGCCCGTAAAATGAAAAGACAACGGGATAATATATCTATGGAACGTACTTTGAAGAAAAGTATGGATAAACTTTGGAAAGAAGTTTTGTTACCTGCTTCTGAAGAAATCCGGGATATGATCAAGAGGAAAGCCCCTGCATCTGATATTGCTGAATTGATGGATCGGGTATTAAGAAAAGCTGAATTTGAATATGGTCTTGCTTCTGATGAATTTATAACAGAATGGCAATTAAGTGTAGATCGGCAAACCAGAACAGAAATGTTAAAAGGGTTACAGGAAAGTTTGGGGGTGGATATGACCGCTTTCTATGACACCCCGGAAATAAAAGATGTTCTTGAATCATCTACATTGGAAATGTCCCAATTAATTAAAACCATTCCTAATGATTATTTGAGTGATGTAGCCAGGGCTGTTAATGATAATTTTACTGGTAGACCTTTACCGGAGAATAGAACACTTTTACAACAAGTTCAGCATTTAGGAAAAGTGACTAAAAATCGGTCAAAAGTAATAGCACGAGACCAGACAAAAAAACTCAGTTCGGCCCTTAATAGGCATCGTCAGGAATCTATTGGGGTTGAAATGTATATTTGGCGTACTGTAAAGGATGAGCGTGTTGTGGGCAAACCGGGGGGAAGATACCCGAAAGGAAACAAAGCGCATGGCAATCACTGGATGATGGACGGTAAATATTGCCGGTGGGATGATCCAACTGTTTATAGTACCGATAAAGGTAAGACTTGGAAAAAGCGTAAAAGCGATATGCCCAAGAATAATCCTGGCGATGATATTTTATGTCGGTGCCACGCAGAGCCGGTTATTGATATTCAACAAATAATTAAATTTGCCGAAGCGGCATAATAAAGGAGGATTAAGTATGTCTCGTGTAACCATTTTGAAAGATAGCAGTTCAGGTGAATTTCGTGTTCCTGGACCAAGTGGGACAGAGGCATCTGCCTATTATACGGATAGTAAATCAGATGCAGAAGGGACTGCCAAGCGGATGTGGAATGATTCCAATATTCAGATTAATTTTAGAACGGTTCCTGATTTTGATCGGTTTCAGAATAAGAATTTTCAAAATGGCCGTATGAAAGCTAAAAATGAAACCAATAATAAGTTGGCAAATGCCAATCCTGATGGAACAATAAGTCCTGATGAAGATCGGAAAAGAAAAGATTTAATTCAAAAAGCCAAAAGAATTTCGGAAGAATTAAAAAGAGAAGCTTACAATATTGGGGGTTCTTTTCGTGGTCCGGGAATCTGGGTTGAGGTAAAAAGGAATCTTGGATAAATAATTTATTTAAAAGGGAAAACAAAAATGCAAATCACAAACAGAATAAATATCCCCATTCCAACCGGATCAAGCCGGGAATATACTGAGGAAGGTTTTCTCAGGTGTAAATGTCGTGTACTGGCTGAAAGGGTGATGCCATACTCCAGAGCAGAACTTGAACAGATACCCCCGGAAATTACAGATGATCCTATTCTGCTTTTTGTGGGTAGGGATTCTATATCTGATCCCGACTCTCTGAGAAGTTTAGAAGGGGCTGCAGCTGTAGCGGGGGATCATAATTGGCTTGATCCTGAAGTCATTAAACAATATCAAGTAGGTCATGTTGCGGGTACTCCAAGAATGGATGGCCCCTATCTGGAATGTGATTTATTTATTACCGATAAGGAGGCAATAGAACAAATCGAAAATAAGGAACTTGAAGAAATATCTGCTGCTTATTCAGCTGATGCTGAATTCGGGGAGGGAGAATATGAAGGCCAGCCCTACCACGCTGAACAGCGGCAGTTGCGATATAATCACGTTGCTATAATTCCGGCTGGGTCTGGTCGGGCAGGTCGTGACGTAAAAATTCTCAATAAGAAAAACAAAGATGGAGGAAACCAGATGTCAGAAGATACAGTCAAAATGGTTCGTATCAAGTTGGTCCATAGCAATAAAATGGTTGCTATGAATGAGGATGCCGCTGCTGCTGTTGAGGAAGAAGCTACAGCAATGGATGGTAAGTTGGGCACTCTTATGAATGAACTGGAAGAGGCCAAAGGCGGTCGGGAAGAACTGGAGGCCAAAATACAGGAACTGGAAGGTGAGCTTTCTGTATACAAAGAGAAGTTGGATGAACTTCTTGGCGGACAGGATGCTGCTGTTGAGGAAGCTGCTGCAAATATGGTAGCGGAATCAGAAGAGGCTGAAGAGATCATGGAAAATTCCCCCATGTTTGATGAAGAGGGGGAAGAGATCGAAAACGAAGACAAACGTGAGGAAATGATGAACTCCATCAAAGGGGTTTATGGGACTGATCTGCATAAAAAGGTTCTGACTACTGTTGGAATTAAATGCGAGAATATGTCTCCTGATCATATCCGTGGTGCTTTTAAGGCTCAGCACCAGCTTGCCTCTTCCGGTAAAAACCGTAAAGTGGTTGCGGGTCTTCAGATGAACAATTCCATGACCCAAAAGACAACCGATGGGGCCCAGATCAGTGAACGCAATCCCCTTCAGCGTTTGGGTTTTCCGGCAAAGCAGTAATAACAGTGGGTAAATTGGCCAAGTATCCCGAAAGTTAGAAATTTAATTAATTCAACATAAGGAGTAAAAACAATGCCTTCTTTTCAGAATGGATACAGAGGAAGTGTAAATGGTTCTGTCCAGACCAGTTATACAGATCAGCCGGGGGTTTCTGTTCCCGGTATGGCAGCATTTGCCAGTGATATTAACCTTCGTGATGCTTACCTGATCGGAGAAACTGATGGTGTAGCCGCAGGTAAAGGTATTCAGCTGATTCACCAGACTGAAGCTGATTATAACCTCCAGCATCCCAATATGGCTGTATATCTTCCTAATGGTGGGGAAGATGTTACTCACTTTGGCGGTATCGTTATGTTTGATGAAGCGATGCAGTCAGACTCCAACGGTATTCCCGGTTGGGCCAAAGGTCGTGTTGGTCGGGTTATGCGTCCTGTTCGTAATGGTGGCCGGATTTGGGTCAAAGCTGTGGAAGCTGTTACCCTTGATGATACTGTCAATTGGGTTATCGTTGCCCCGGCTGACGAATCTTATGAGGTTGGTGAGTTTGCCCCATCTGCTCTTGGAGGTGGAAGTGCCGGAACTTCAGTTGCTTTGCCTCATTGTAAATGGGTTGTGCCGGCAGCTGCTGGTGGAAATGCGATGATTGAAATGCTTGGAACACTGACTGCTACTGTTCCGGGAAATTCCAGCAGCGCATAATTTTTATTAATCAATTTACTTTATTAATCAATAAAAGGAGGGCAAACAAATGCCTTATGATTTTAGTACAGGTGGCAGTGGTCAGGTAACGGCAACTGAATTGATCGTCAGTGTATTCGATCAGGTTGAGGCCGGATTCTATGATGCGCTATATCCTGAAATCCTGTGGAGAAACCACATCAATGAGGGAAGTATCAAAACGGAAATCAACCCCGGTGCAATGAACTATGTATACCGTTCCAGAGATGTTAAGGGAATGGGCCAGTTTGTTCAGGGTGATCCCAATAATATTCCAAGGGTCGGTCAGGTAGTTGGTCAGGTAACTGTACCGATTCTGGATGCTGCGGTTGGATCTACTCTTACCGATATGGAAGCTCAGAGATATCAGTTTGGCTATCAGTCTGCTCTTGCCCAGGATTATGGCGAGATCATGAAGAAAGCTGCTGATTACCATATTGAGCGTACTTTCTTCTTTGGTAATGATGCAGCCCAGTTCCTGCCTTATTTGGACTATCCGACTGTAGACAAGATTGTAACTGATCCTTGGGCATCTGGTACCCCTGAAGATTGGGTTGCTTCTATCAATGATGCCATTACTACGGTATGGACCAACAGCAAGACTATCCATTTGCCTGATACGGTTGAACTGCCTCCGGCAAAATTCTCCCTGTTGACCCAGGCTTTTGTTATCGGTAATGTCGCTGGTTCCGGTGGTGCTGGAGTAGCTGTGTCCGCTCTGGAATACCTGAAGAAAAACAACATTTATACCGCAATGACTGGAAAAGAGCTGAATGTCAAAGTTCTTCGGTATCTGGAAGGTGCTGGTGTAGCTGGTGTTGATCGGGCTATTGTAAAAGAAAGCCAGGACAGGAACTTTGTTATGCCGTTCCCGCTGGCTTATCAGTTAGCCCAGCCTGTGCCGATTCCACTGGGTGTTGATATTTTTGCTCAGTACATTTTCGGTAGCTTCAATGTTCGGTACCCTGCAGCAATGGCCTATGTAGATGGCCTTTAATCGGTAAATGAACCGGGAGGCCACTTGTTTTTAAATTTAAGAGGGATTTGAGTGGCCTCCCTTCCCTTACCTTTCCAAAGAAATAAAAACGAAGGAGAAAGAAAATGGCAACCAGAAGACGAACAAAGAAAACCCCTACCACGGGAAAGTCTCCGACAAAAATGAAAAAAGTCGCAGATATGAACAAGAAAGAACTTCAGGCCTATGCTTGGGAAAATTACCAGATTAATCTTGATCCTGATCAACTCAAAAAAGATGAGATGCTCAAGGCCATTGAAAATTTGGAAGCTGGTCGGGAATCTTTGAAAGCATCCAGTGAAAATCTGGAAGAAGAAAAAACCCCGGCACCGGCCCCGCCATCACGAAGACGAACAGCACCGGCCCCATCACCGGAAGCAAGTATTAAATCCAGTCCAACTATATCTATCGCCAATCAGCACACTGGTGGAATTTCTTTTCCAAGGAAAACCGATGATGGAAGACCTCTGCCCCCTCTGCGCCTCCCCCCCGGTGAAGTTACCCCAGTGGATCGGGAAATCTGGGAACTCGTCAAGAAAAAGGAAGTTGTTAAGCACTATCTCGACAAAGGACTGCTGGCTGAAACGACAAAACGGGGGAAAGTGCCTATGTTGGACAATACCTCAACCACGCTCCCGATTCCAGAGCATCTTCAGGATGAAGAGCAGACTGGAGGGACAACGGGCCGTGCGGCAGAACTTCGTAAAAAACAAGTTGGGACAGTTACCTTGGACACGTAAATAGTATTTGATTTTTTAGTTATTGGACATCAATCCTGAGCTGAAATATTCTCAGGATTGTTTCGAGCAACTAAAAAGGAGAGATTGAAAATGTCTATAACATACGCAGATTTTATTGAAAAGTTTCCTGCTTTTTCAAGTTTAACTGAAGCAGAAGTAACAAGGCAATTAAATTTTTCTTCCCGTTTATTAGATAGTTCAGCTTGGAATGATTTTTATCAGGATGCTGTTTATTTAGATACCGCTCATACATTATCTATAAGAACTTTGGCAAATAACGGTGGAACAGGAGGGGGACAACAAGCTGGAGTAGGGCAAATCACATCTGCATCTGTAGCTGGTATGTCTACCAGTTTTGCTCAGTTAAATACTGGGGAGGGAAATTATACTGTAGATTGGTATTCTAAAACATCTTATGGGCAGGAATTTTTAAGGTTACAATCAATTATTATTCCAGCGGGGGTTATGGCAATATGAATATATTTATCACATGTCCAAATTTTTCTCGTCACGGGGGAATTAGAGTTATTCTTGAGTGGGCAAATAGATTATCTGAAAATCATATTATTTATTTAAGGACTGATGACATTCATGATTGTAATTGGTTTAATATTAAATCTAATGTCCATATTGTTCGGGATGATTCTTATATTTGGAAAAGTGATTGTTTAATTATATCTTCTCCCCATGGAGTTGAATATTTACATCATCCTGCTAGACCTGAAAAGACTTTTGTATTTTGCCAAATGGCTGAACATCTCTTCCGGTTAAATGATGTTCACTGGCAGAATTTTTGCAGACGTTTTTATTTAGCAGATGCCCCTATGATTTCCATTAGTAAATGGAATGAAGATTTATTCAGAAAAGCCGGGAGAAAAGGGAAGATTTATCAGGTAGGTAATGGAGTAAATTTGGACCACTTCCCTATTCCGATAAACCTAAAAATGGAAAAATTGTATTGGTGGAAGGATGGGAACCTGGGAATCCAACAAAAGATTGGGATAGAATAGGCCCCAGAGTAGCGCAAAGACTTAAAAAAGATGGATATATTATTTGGACTTATATTACATCAAAATTGTCTGAAAAATATAGAAGTATTCCTAATCGAGTTGCTTTTAATCCTAATCAAGAACAATTAAATGATCTTTATGAGAAAGCTACTATATTGATCAAAGCATCTAAATATGATGCCCGTTCTTGTTCTCCAATGGAAGCAATGACTAAGGGAACTGTATCCGCTCGTGCTATTTATGAAGGTGATGATGATTTAAAGCATCGTTATAATTGTCTTAGATCTACTTATAATGAAGATGATTTATATGATAATGCAAAAAGACTTTTGAATAATCCTGACCGAAGAGAAGAGTTGGCAAATAATTGTATTGAATATATAAAGACTTTTAATTGGGATTATTGGATGAATCAAATTGAATCTATTTTAGTGGGGAGTAAATGAAAGATCGTGTTTGTATAATTTCGGTTGTTTATGGGGAGCCGGAATGGAAAAAGACAAAAGAATGTCTGGAATTATTAGATATTCCTGTCAATTATATTGATCGTGGTGGTGTAGGTTCTTTGGCAGAGGCTATTAATAAAGGTTTTACCAAATATGCTAAACCAAAGCATGATTATGTTTTATTTGTTACCAATGTAACTTTTCCATCTATGATGTTGAAAAAGTTAGTCAAGGAAATGGACAGGTCTGGTTATGCTGCTATTCATCCAAGTTTTAATAGTGATCATCATTTTTGTCGTCCTCTCAATCAAGATTGCACGGTGGAATCTCCTTTTGTTGAATTTACTTGTTGTATGGTTCGGAGAGATGTTTTTTTAAATCACTATTTAGATGAAAGGATGCCTTATTGGGGACATGATCTTGATTGGGGATATCGGGTTAAAAGATCTGGTTATGATGTAGGAATATATCATGGAATTAAATTGGAACATGTCTATATAAGACATAATAAAAAGAAGCATCCATTAACCCAAGAAAGAAAAAGATTAAGGAATAATGCAGACTCAAGTACAAAAGCTGCTTTAATTGATAAATATGGTCCCAATTGGAGGGATTTTGTATGGGCACTATAAAAAAAGCTGCTGAGAGATCGGCACAATCGCAAGTAGAACTTTGGCAAGATAATCATTATTATGATGAAGCTGAGCCCTATATTGAGGAACAGTGGAAAAATTTAATATGGCCTATTATTAAAAATTTAAATTTTTCTCATGTTGTTGATTTAGCTTGTGGGCGGGGTCGGAATACAACTAAATTAATTCCTATTTGTAAAAAGATAAGTTTAGTTGATATTGCTTCTAATAATATTAAATTTTGTAAAAAACGATTCAAAAAAGAATCAAAAGTTGATTATTATTTGGGAAGTGGGGTTGAAATTCCGGTACCTGATAATTCAGTATCTTTAGTGTATTGTTTTGATGCTATGGTACATTTTCCCCCGGAAGTAGTTTTTGAATATTTGAATGAAATTAAACGTGTTCTGATTCCGGGCGGGGCCGCTTTTTTACATCATTCCAATTGGAATAAAAATTCAAATATTAATTTTTCAACCAATCCCCATGCTAGAAATCATATGTCCAGAAATCTTATGATGTATTGGGCCAATTCAATTGATCTGAAAATAGTATCATCTCAGATTATTGATTGGGGTGAGGGAATTTATAAAGCAACTGATTTAGATTGCGTTACACTTTTGAGGAAGAAAATATGCCAGGGATAATTATTGAGGGAACAAAAACAGTTTATTGGCCAATACCAAAAAATGGCTGTACTACAATGAAAGCCTATCTTTGTCAAGTTTTTGGATTGGGTAATCAAAAAAATGTCCATACGGCTCCTTTTCCAAAAACACCAACCCCAATGAAAGGTTATAGGAATTTTGCTATTGTACGCAATCCCTATGCTCGTTTATATTCTCTTTGGAAAAATAAAATATCGCCGGAAAGAGTAAAGCATCCAAAATTTAAAGAAAATCAAGTTGATCCTAATGTCTTTAAAAGATGGCCTGATTTATTTAGAGCAAATATGTCTTTTGAAGAATTTGTGGATGCTGTTCTTTCTATACCTCCCCAAGAGGCTGATCATCATTTTAGTCCTCAGTCTCTTCAGATTCCTAAACAGGGTGTTGAGATTTGTAAATTGGAAGAGGTAGCCCCCTTAATGCATTCTATTATGCCAGCATATAACACTTCCCCCAAAAGTGATTGGAAGAGTTTTTATAAATTTGGATCAATGACCCAAAGAGTTTGGGACTACTATAAACAAGATTTTCTCCGGTTTAAATATCCTTTACCTTTTAATACTATTCTTGTTGATTGTGATGGCGTGTTAACAGATGGAAAATTAACAATAGATCGTAACGGGGAGAAATCTTTTAAATCTTTTCATGCACGGGATGTTCGAGCCATCCGGGAATTGGTAAGCCATGGATATAATATTGTATTAGTTACTGCTGATGGTTGGCCCGGAATATATCATTTTGCTGAAAAAGTAAGAGCAGAAGTTTGCGTGAAAAGAAATAAGGCAGAGATACCTTATACCAATTATTTAGCTATTGGAGATGATGCTTGGGATGTTCCGATGATGGAAAATGCATCTGGGCGGTTTGCCCCTCTTGATGCTGATCCTTCAATTTTACAAATGCCTTTTGTAAATCGTTTAGAGACTCCGGGTGGTAAAGGAGTTATGGCTGAATTAGCACGTATTTTGTTGGGAGAAGGTTAAATGAAAGTTGATGTAGTATATACCCTGGCCCCTATGTCGAAAAATGGGGAGGATTGGGAATTGCGCTATTCATTACGATCTTTGTCCAATCAACCATGGGTAGGTAATATTTTTATTGTAGGATACAAACCGGAATGGGTTTGTAATGCTATACATATACTATTAGATGATCCTTATAAATCAAAAGATGCTAATATTATCAGAAAGGTTTTAAAAGCTTGCGAACATCCTGAATTATCTGATGATTTTATTATTAATAGTGATGATCATTATATAATGAATAAAATTCGTTTGATGGATTTGGGGCCGTGGTTAGAATATCCATCATCATTAAAAGATGCTTATTTAAAACAAGTAGTTTCTCGTTGGTATATTCGATTAATTAAAACTATTGATTTCTGTAATAGAAGGAATTTGCCCCAGTGGGTATTTGAAAGTCATATTCCATATCTTGTAAATAAACAAAAATATCAAAAGGTCATGTCCAATATTCCTTATGATAAAGATAATGGATTAATGACCCATATTTATTACAATTTAGTATTAAAATATTCTCCTTTAAAAACCATACAGGGAACTGTAGTCAGGTTAAAAAAAGAAGAAACATATGAAGAAATAAAAGAAAAATTAAAATCTTGTATTTTCTTAAATCATAATGATCAGGGACTTTCCGATGGATTAAAACAAATTATGTCAGAAAGATTTTCTAAACCTTCACCGTGGGAGAAATAAAATGAATTGGAAAGGGGTTTGTATTCATCATTCTTTAACAGAGGACAGTGATACAAGATCATGGGAAGCGATCAGAAAATATCATATACATACTAATGGTTGGGATGAGATCGGATATCATTTTGGAATTGAAGATGTAGAGGGTCGGATTCATGTCAGGATAGGCCGTCCAACTAATATGCAAGGGGCCCACGCTCCATCTCTTAATCAATCTCATATAGGAATTTGCGTTGTTGGCAATTATGATGGGATACCGCCCTGCCCTGAATATATTCGTAGACTTGTTTTGTTAATTCATGATTTGTCTATTTTTTATAAGTTTCCTATTAATTATGAATCTATTCGATTTCATAATGAAGTAGCGCACAAAACCTGTCCGGGTAAACTCTTCCCGGCAAAATCTGAAATAATTAAAATGGTTAATAAATTAAATTGAAATCATTTACCCGAAGAAAAAACAAAAATGCCGGTACTGAGTTATTGAACCGGCTTAAAAAAACAGCATCAAGGGAAATTGCGGTGGGGTTCCCGAAAGGAAAAGCTCAAGCCTATCCTGATGGGACTTCTGTTATTGATGTAGCTGCTCAAAATGTTTATGGGACTCCAACAATTCCCCAACGTGATTTTATGACTTTGGCTTCTAGTGATATCCGGGAAAAGACAAGACCTATTATAAAACGGATTGTAAAAGAGGCCAATAAAAAAGGAGGTAATGAAAGGGTGGTTGATTCTCTCCAAAATGCTGCAGGAGAAGTTGCAAAATCAGCTATTCAAAAAGCCATTATTGATTTAGATACCCCGCCAAATGCTCCATCTACTATTGACGCAAAGGGGTCTTCTAATCCTTTGATTGATACAGGACATATGAAAGATTCCGTGACTTTTGATATCCGGGAGAAATCAAAATGAGTATCCTTCCTTTAAATGCCGCTACATTATGTTTGGGTTTATTTGAACAAACTCTTACTGTAGCTGATTATTCTTATATTACTGAAAACGGAATTGATAAAAAACAATTATATGGATCAAGGGTCAGTATAAAAGCAGCTGTTGATGCTTCTGGAAATCAACAGCTTATTCGTATTTTTGGTGGGGCCGTATCGGATGGGGATATCGGAATATATACAAAAGAAATTTTATATATCCTTGATGAATTTACTAATTTGACAGATCGAAAAAACACAATTATTACTTATTCCGGGTTATTATATTCTATTAAGCAAAAAGCTGATTGGAGTGAACAGGCTGGGGCTTATGTTTATTTGGCTGGTAGATATGTAGATCAAGGAAGATAAAATGCCGATAAGAACAAGCATAGATGAACTTTACAATAAAATTGGTGCTGTGATTTTATTATCTACTGGAAGAAATTGGTGGAGAAAGTCCGGGATTAATACGGCCCCTAAATCTACATATAGTTTGGTTAATATTACGCAAAGCGATTCAATTGAAAATCAAATAACAGAAGATGTAGAAAAAGATACCCCCGCTATTACTGGAGAAATATTTGAACAAGTAACTTGGGGGACATCTTTATTGGATATTGAAGTTGAATTTTTTCGGAGTGGGGATAATGATACAGCGTCCGATGCCGCAACTAGATTTAAAAATAGTTTGGCCTTACAGGCACGATTTTATGATTTGTGGGAAGTCTGCGGATTATCGGGATCAGTTAGATTAACCAATATTGGAGAAGTCTTTCGACAAGATACAGAACCAAGATGGCGGGTTCAGTTTTCTGTTTACGCAAATGTAACAGATCCTGTACCTCTTAATGATAATGATCTTTTTGATATTAATTCCCAAACAGTTGAGGTTACTCATGTTGGGATTGATGATACAGAAACAGATTTAGATGATGTTGTTATTAATAACGAATAGTAGGAGGAACAAAAGATGCCTTATGTAACAGCTGACACAAGTTTGCCAAGAAGTCTAGATGTTTCAATTTCTTTATCCAGAGCCCAGGCAGAAACAAGAACAGACCTCAGCCTCCCGGCAGTGGTACTTGAAGATTTGGGATTTTTCCCAAATGAAAACAGGGTTCGTTTTTACTCGACTATTGAAGCGGTGGAAGCGGATTTTGCGGCAGGAACGGAAGCTCATTTTGCTGCTTCTGCTTTCTTTAATCAAACCCCCAAGGCTGATACTCTGGCAATTGGAGAAGTTTACCTGACAGCCCAACCAGCTTTGCTGGCTTCTGCGGTTTTTACTGCCGCTGAAATTACGGCACTGACTTCTATATCTGATGGGTCAATGGATATTACATATAATCCAGACACAGAAGGTTCTGCTGGCCCTACGACTATTTCAATGACAGGTCTTGATTTTACTGCGGTAACTGATGAGGCTTCTATAGCTTCTATACTGAATGCCGCTACAGATTCTGGTATTTCAGTTAGTGTAAAAACTCTTCCGGGCGGTAATAAGCACGTTGTATTTACCACTGTCGCTACCGGTGATAATGTAGTAGTGACTTATCCATCAGCCGGGGTTTCTGGTACTTATGTTGGAGATTTGCTCAACTTGACCAGTGCTCAGGGTGGTTCTGTAATGAACGGATATACCCCAACTGATATTGGTTCTGAATTGACCAACGTATTTAATGCGGCAAATCAGGCCGGTAAATATATTTATGGTTGGGCTCTTTCCGCTGATCTTCGTGATGTTTCTATCCAAACTACAGCTGCAGCTTGGGTACTTTCCCGGACAGGTTTTATGGTTCTCACTACCAATGATGTGACTGCCGTTGATCCTTCTTACTCAGCTGATATTGGTTCTGTGGTATCAGCTACCGGAAACCGGAGAGTGACTTGCGTTTATCATGATAATGCCCAGAGATATCCTGATGTTTCTATTTTGGCTTATATGCTTCACGTAGATTATCGGCTCCAAGATTCTACTGTTACGGCAAAATTCAAAGAACTGCCCGGAATTGAAACAGTAGATGTGACTGAAACTGAATGGTCAACTCTCCAGGAAAAAGGATACAATACCTATACGGCTATTGGAAATGATGCCCGTACCTATCGTGATGGGGATACAAGCAGTTCCAGCTGGTATATGGACACTGTGATCAATCTGGATAATTTCGTTGAAGATTTATCCGTGGCCGTTTTCAATGTTTTCTTGCGCAATAAGAAAATCCCCTACACTACACAGGGCCAGGCTCTTTTGGTTGATGCTTGTCGGGATGTTGGGAATCAGTACACTTATAACGGTACTTTTGCGGATCGTGAAACCACAGATTCAACTCGGAAATCAGGAACAGTATTGGTGCCGGCAGTAGTAATTACCCCAACCCCAATTGCTCAGTCTTCAGTTGCGGACAGAGCAGCAAGAAGTGGCCCCCCGATTGCTATGGAAGTTCAAGAAGCAGGGGCCATTCATTCTGTTTCTATTAATGTTGAAGTTGTCAGTTAATTTTGAAATATTAAGGAGGTAGTACAATGGCTCGAATTAATTTATATGCCCAGAACAGACACACGTTGGTTGTGGATGGTACGCCAATCACCGGATTTGCCGATGGAGATTGGTTGGCGGTAAAAGTTGATGGTAATGTCGCTGAAAGGACGCAGGGAGGTGATGGCCCCTCTATGAATATCAGTGTTCCCCAAGGCGGTATCATTACTGTTAATCTGCTTCCGACTTCTCCGGCCCTTGGTATTCTTTATTCAATCCGGGATGCTCAGCAACTTACTCCCCGCTTATTCAGCATTGTGTTGATATCTGGAGTGGAAGAGATTATCCAAGCGGGTGGATGTGCTTTTGGAGAGCTTCCTGAATTTCAGACAGGTGGTCCGACAATGAAAGGCAGGAGTTTTCCTTTTGAATGTTCTCAGATCAAATTGGATTCCAGTGGAGTGGAAGCTGTTGCCGGTGGTCTTCTTGGAGGATTGATTTAATAAACCCTTCTTTTAGCCACTTGTTTTTAAATTTAAGAAGGATTTAAAATTTTTTAATACTAGGGGTTATTTAAAGAATAAAAGTAAAGGAGAAAGAAAACTATGGAAAAGCGAGAAAAAACTTTTGAAGACAGACTCTATATTATTTTGACGCCACCGGTTCTCAAGGCTATGCCTTTATGTACAAAGGTAATGGTATTATTGGGGCCGGTGATAGGGTCTTTGGGAAAAGATGTTAAAAAAGGTGGATGGGATGCTTTTTCTCAAGCTGTATCTATAATGGATGCTGATACAGTTCAAAATTTGATGATATCTGCAGTTAAGATGTCTCAATTAACATTTGACGGAGTTTTGTTGACTGATGATTTAAATTTTGAACGACACTTTGGACAATATCGTCAAGATTTATACCAGGTATGTCTTTGGTGCTTGTGGGAGAGCGTGAAGGATTTTTTACCCATTCAGGGACTCTCCACCCTGAAAGATCTGGAGAAGAAACTGAACAAGAGCAAGGAAGGATTTGGGAACCAGATGAAGACCGAAACAACATCAAGCTCCCAGAAGGATGGACAGTAGATTGGTGGCTTGGTCGGCCTGTCTGGGCTGGTATGTGTTCTTGGAATGAACTGGGTGATGGTAGTATAACAATAAAGGATTTACTTCAAATGCATCGAAGTCTTAATTTGAAAGATTGGATTGAAAAGAAATCCTATGAACTTAATAAGGAGGGGTCTTGAAATGCCAACTGGGGTTTTAACAGTAGATATTAACCAAGCTATTGTTTTATTGGTTGGAGTAGTTGGGGTTAAAATTTTATATAATTTGGTAGATGTTCTTTTTGCCAAATATAAAACATCTAGAGATCATCTTTCCAAAGAAGAATTCCACACTATTTGTGAAAGCAGACGTTCCCGGTGTTCTAATACTCTGACTAAAAAAGTGGATGCTATAGCCAAAGTCACCTTGGCCATGGCAGTAAAAATGAATATTGACGTTAAAGATATTGAGGGGTTATTGTAATGCCTTCGGTTATTGATGAACTTGTCACGATATTGGGTATTGAAGTTGATGGAGGGGTTGGAAAAACTCTCCAAACTTTTAATGCTGGTTTAGATTCTGTAACAAGATTTGCAGGTTGGGCCGGGGCCGCTTTAATAGCCACTGCCGGTTCAATTGCTTATTTTACAGAAAGAACAGCTGAAAGTACCGCTGAATTGGACAAGTTTCATCAATTAACTGGTATTAGTACCGATAATGTTCAGGGGCTAATGCATGCAGTAGAACAAGTTGGGGGAGAAGCAGACAATTTAAAATCAGATTTAATGGGATTGACTAAATCAATGTCAAGTCCTGTTCCCGGAGAATTCAATCATACTCTCTTTATGATGGGCGTTAATGTCCGAAAGAGTAATGGAGAAATTAAAAAAGCAGATGAGATTTTACTAGATGTAGCTGATAAAATGAAAGGTATGTCTAGTATAGAGCAATTACAATGGGGTAGTAAAATTGGTCTGAGTGACGATACCATTTTATTACTCCAGGAAGGTCGGGAAGCAATTGAAGGATTACAGCAACAAGCTGCTGACATCCCAACTATTGTCAATAAAGAAAACATACGAAACGCAAGAGAATTCATAACTCAAATGAAAATGATCAGGCGGGTTATTACATATATATCACAAGAAGCGACCAGTGCGGCTGGACCTGCTTTAAAATCTATTGTAAAAGATATGACCCAGTGGCTTAAAATGAACCGGGAATTTATTCAAATGGGTCTTCGGAATTTCATTGAAGGTATTGTATCTGGATTTAAAAGATTTGGATATTGGATAAAATCCATAAAAGAAGCTTTTGATAATTTCCTACCTGGAGTTGGTAAATTTATTGAAGGATTTACTGATATGCAGGTTATTAGTTCGGTTGTATTTGCTATTCTTTCTAGTTTAGCAATTGTAATTGGAATTGCCGCCGCTAAATTTATAATAATTGGAGCGGCTATAACGGCAGTTGCTTTGGCTTTTGAAGATTTTATTGTTTATTTACAAGGCGGTGAATCTGTTTTTGGAAGTCTAATTGAATGGACTGAAAAGTTATATGAAAAGTTTTCTAATCGTTTTCCGGCTTTATCTGGTTTTTTAGGGGATTTAGCAGAAGTATTAAAAGGATCGGTTTTAATAGCTGTTGATGCTGTAAAAAATTCTTTTGATTTATTATGGGAAGGATTAAAAATGATTGGCGGGGGATTAGTTTGGCTTTTAGATAAAATTAACTCTGGCCTTGGAAAAATGGGATATGGAACCAAGTCTATATCAGATCAGATTCAAGATAATATGAAAAATATGAGGGAATCTTCTGATTCATTTTTAAAAGGTTTCGTAAAAGATGCCCAAAATTTTAATCTAAATGCATCAGCTCAAATAAATGCTCCGAAAGTTAAAGCTGGTATAAATAGAGGTTCTCAGAAAACAATACACCAGAAAACAGAAGTAAAAAATGATTTTCATATAACTGGTTCTAATGCGCAAGAAATAGCGGATGCAGCATCTGAAAAAATGGAAATGACTATGCATAAAATTTTTCCGGGCGGTTTAGCCCCTGTGGTGGATTAATATGGCTATTTCAGACAGATTAAGAGTTGTTGCTAATTCTTTGGTTGGTGGTAATATTGTTACTATTTTGGCACGCTCCGCAATCAGATTGAATGCATTACGACAAGCAGCTATTTTTGAGGCTAAAAGAAATCAAGTTTATTCCCAAACAGTTCCTTATCAACCACCGGCCCCTCTTATAGCTGGGGTACCTGTTTCTGCCCGATTACAAGAAACCTATTCATATACATCTAGTCCTACGCAACATGCCGTTGAGAGCGGGGCTATTTTAACGGATCATGTAATTGTTCAGCCCATCAAAATTAATTTATCTTTTGAGGTTTCCAACTTCCAAGATGGCGTTGCTGAGTATGCTCTTATACTGCTTGAAGATATGTGGAAAAATCGAAGACCTTTGGAGTTAATTACAGAACATAAAAAAATTCAAGATATGGTTTTAATTAATCTTCAAGCAGACAATTCTGCTCCGGTTTGGGGTAAATTAGTTTTCCGGGCAACATTCCAACAAATTAAATTAGTAAGTTTGGAAACAATAGATTATCCAGAGGAAAAACTGAGACCAGCAGATACTACAGGTGGTCCAGATACTTTTTTGAGTTCGGAATCAGCTACTAATCAAGGATTACAGCAACCAAAAGATGTATCTGGTGCTGCTAGATTATGGGAGTTATTTACAGGATGAAAATAATTGAATTAGAGCCCAGAGGACAAGGAACAACTTCTGTTGATTTAGAGGATGCCATTGTCACTTTTGTCACTAGATATAATTATTCAGCTAATTGCTGGACTTTAGATTTAATTGATGCTGAAGATAACCCTATATTAATGGGGTTAATGCTTATTCCCAATATTGATGTTTTAATTCCATATGCAGAACAAAAAGAATTATATGGATCATTAGTATTGGTGGAAAAAGAAACTGATGATTATCAAGATCCAGATAGATTAGGGGTAGATACTAAATTAATTTGGTATGCTCCCGGTGAGGAAATAAATATTTTAACATGAGTGATCAACCGTTTTTAAGACAAGTTGAACTATTGATCGGCCCTTTATCGGAATGGAGGGGGGGTGGAAACCAAGATCAGGCATTGCGTATTTATAGTGATGGAACTCAAGATCATTTACGGGTTAAGTTTTCGATTCATAAACATCTTATTTCAACGGCAACTCCAACAGTTATTTCTGTTTATAATCTTTCAGCGGGGTTAAGAGCTGCTTTGAGAAAATCAGAAGCACAGATTGTTTTAAATATCGGTTGGGAGAATAGAGGATTGACACAAGTTTTTGTAGGTTCTTTATTAGCGGCAGTACATGAAAGACAGGGCGGGGATATTGTAACTAATTTAATAAGTTTAGCTGGTTTTGGTGGGATATCAAGATCAGTTTATAGTATCACTTATAATAATCAAACTCAGATCAGTACTATCGTAAAAGATTTTGCATCTCAAATTCCGGGAATTAAAATTGATCCAAAATTAATCAATATCAAAGGAACTACTGTCCGGGCCCAGGGATGGTCTTTTGCAGGACATACAAGTGAGGGTTTAGATAGATTGGCTCGAATGTTCGGATTTAGCTGGTGGATAAATAACGGCTATTTTAACGCTCTAAGCGATAATAAAGCACTTCAGGGGGGTAGGGTATTAATTAGTAGTAAAAACGGTTCTCTATTAAAGGCAGAGCCTATGTTAGCCTCACCTATGCAGAAACAAGCAGGGACAACTATCCAATCAATTCTTAATCCTGATATTGAGCCGGGGAAATTAATTCAATTAGAAAGTGAAGTTAATCCAAAGTTAAATGGAGAATATAAAGTTCATACTTTAAGTCATTCAGGTGATACTTTCGGAAATGATTGGCGGTCAAGTATTGAAAGTTGGATTCAGGTAATTTAATGGATAATCGAATACAAAAAGATAAAGATTCTGCATTAAAAGAAACAATTGATCGTGCTATGTCTCGATTAAACACTTGTATTCCTGGTATTATAGAATCATTTGATACTTCTAATCAAACAGCTGAAGTATCACCGGCTATAAGAATGAGAGTGAGTATTGAAGGAGAAGATACCCAATTTATTGATCTTCCAAAAATTATTCAGGTGCCTTTAGTTTTTCCTTATGCGGCTACTGCTGGTTTTGCTCTTACTCTTCCGGTAAAAAAAGGTGATTCTTGTCTTTTAGTTTTTTCACAAAGGGCTATTGATAATTGGCATGATAAAGGAGGGATACAAACCCCGGAAGTTGAGGGGGTTTCTGGCAGGCACCATGATTTAACAGATGCCTTTGCTATAATGGCCCCTGCTGCTATTCCTGATGTTTTGGGAAGTTGGCAATCAGATGCTATTGAATTGAGGAATAAAGCAAGAACATCCCGACTTACTGTAACAGATAGTAAAGTAGAAACTAAAGTGGCATCAACTTCTTTTGTTGTTAATTCAGACGGAACCATAATTGGGACTTGTGATTCTATGACAGTCACGGCAAGTACTAAAGTGACTATGACAACCCCTCTTGTTGAATGTTCTGCGAATGTAACAATTGGTGGTAATTTAACAGTAACTGGATTGACTATAACCGGGGGTTTATCTTCTCTTGGGACATATGGAGCTGGAATTGCTACTTTCTCCGGTGGTCTTACAAAT